CCCCTACTTAAACTACCTTTATGTATACTTTTATTGTAATCTTTTAAAAAATTATAAGCCCCACGTCCACTTTCAAAATCTACTTTTGCAAGACCTAAATCAGCAAACATTCTTCTAATAACATCTGCTATTTTTGTAAATACATTATCGTTAAAAGTAATTTCATTATTAGCTATAGCATCGGAAAAAGCAGTAAAATATTCGTCTAAATTTTCAGCTATATATTCTTTTGTATAATTCTTATCTAGTCTTTCTTGTATTTTAGCTTTATTTTCCTCACCTATAATATTTAAAAAATCATTTATAGTGTCTTGCGTTATATTAGCTTTACTAGCTTTAATTATACCATGTAACAACTCATGATTACCAACATTGTCACCATAAACCCTAGTTTTTGCTAAGTCTTTGTTTATTATTATTTCATCTCCAATAATACCACCTAAAGAGTTTATCAAATCTGAGTTTTCAGTATTTTCAAATCTTTTCTTTATTTCTTCTTGTGTTAGTTCGGTAAACTTTAAACCATAAAGTCCGCTATGTTTTTTAGCAAACGCCATGTTAGCTTGAAAATCCCTTTCAGCAACGTCGGCTCTAACTTTCGCGGCTATCTTCTTTCTAGCTCTAACCTCTGCGGTTCTACGGTCTACACCTTCGTATTGTTTTATAATATTATCAATATCATTTTGAATATTTTCCAAAGTAGTTTCTGCCCCAGGAACAGCAAATATACCTTTCTTTTTAGTATCAGCCTCAGCTTTTTGTCTTTTCTTTTCTAATTCAACTAACTTCTTTCTATCTGCTTCACCTACTCTTTCATCTATTTGAGTTTCAAAAACAGCTTCGCTTTGTTTTTCTTTTACTAATTGATCAAGATTTTTATCACCAGTTACTTCAAATTGAATATTAGCCAAGTTTTCAGCTTTAGTATTATTTATTTTGTTTAATACTTCTTTTCTAGTTCTTTTTTCGCCGTTTATTTTATATTCTTTTTTAGCAAGAATATCAGCAACGTTTACAACACCCTTTGCCTCAGCAACACCCTCCATTAAAACCTCAGCTATATCAAACTCTTGTCCAGCAGCAACTTGACCTAAAGCTTCCCCTCCAGCGCCACCAGTCATTTCAATACCAGTTACTTGTCTTGCTATTTTGCCTTTACTAGCGCCTTTTGCTAATAACTTAGCCCCAACACCTCTTGACAAACCAACGGTTATACCTTCAACCGCACCAATAGTAGCTCCTCTAGCTAAAGCTCTATCTTTTATATCTTCAAAAACCTCTTCGTTTTCTAATATAGCTCTAATATTTTCTTTATTAAATTCTTTATCGCCAAGTTCTTCTTTTAATAACTCAGTCAATGTTAAAGCTGTTTCCATAGAACCAGTTAAACCTGCAATAGCACCACCAATAGCACCAGTAGCAGTACCAACTATAGGAACAAAACTACCAGCGGCGCCAGCTGTAACAGCGCCACCACCAGCCATAGCAGCGGCTTCTTCAGAATCAAAAAACGTTCTAGCCATAGCGGCGGCAGAACTAACTATAACTTGTGGTATAACTTGACCTCTTGTTTGAATCATCCCTTTCATAAACCCCCAAACACCACCACCCGCTTCGTTTTTTATTTCTTCATATTTACGCATTTCGTCTGAAGCACCAGTTTTATCTAAAGCATCACTTACCTCGATGTATCTTCTTAGTTCTTCATCTGATATATTTTTACCTTTCTTGTAAATATCAAAAGCTTCATCTACAGTCGCTCCTTGAGCTAAACCCTGTTCGCCAGCTCTATATAAATCACCAAAAAAATCTGTTACTACGTTTTTACCAAACACACGTTCAATAGCGGTGTCATCTTCTTGCGAGGCAGTTACATCAACCTGAGGTAAATCGTATGAAGCCGAAAAACCATCGTCCAATTGTGACCCCATACTTTCTTGGCCCATCGTCGGGTCTATCGTCGAGCCTTGTGCTTTTCCCTTGTTTCTTTCTTTGTAAATACGTACAGCTTCTCTAATTTTATCTTCTGGTTCTCCAGCATCAATCATACGCTGAACTATAGCTTTTAATTCTTCCATATTAAATTTTTTATTATCCTTCGTTAACGTAATCTTCAGCTGTCTTTTGAGTTCTACCAACGTTTAAATTAAAATGTTTTAATATTTCCATTAAATAATCAAAAGAAGCTTGTTTATCTGCTTCAGTTTTTTGATCTACCATAAAAGCAGCTTCTTGTCCAGCAAACTTATGTCCTTCTGGAAATTTAACTATATTATTATTTTTATCACGAAGCACAACAGCATCTTTTGTAAAGTCACCTATACCAAGGATTTTATCTCGTAATATATCAAATTTATAACCTTCAGGATTTTGTTTAGTTCTTACGGCTGGTATAGCTTTGTTTAAACTTTTTACAACGTCATTATCATCTTGTTCTAAATCGCTAATACTAAGTCCAGTTTTATCATCAAAAGAACCTTCTAATCTTTGTTCACCCTGCCAGTCTTCAATAGCGTTGTACATAGGCAATATATTGTTTGGTTCAAAATCCTCACCATATATTGTAGAAAATAAACTTAATTTATTAGGAATTGCTTGCCCATCAAGTTTGTAAACCTTATCTTCTTTGTCCCAAATAAACTTATTACCACCCATATCTATATCAAGTCTATCATTAGCGTTTTTACCAATGTAATTTAAAGAGCTATTTGGGACATAACCACCTCCTCTACCGTTTACTTCTGATGATTTATTCGGCGTAAGATTTACAAAACCATCTTTGTCGTCTGAGTCTGTTTTTATTTCTCTTTTGCCAAAGCCATATTTATGTGCTTCATCCATTCTGTTAGCAGTATATTCTTTAAATAATTCTTTACTAACAGTTGGATCTTTCATGCCCACTATATTACTAGATAACACCATGTAGTTTTTAGCATCTTGTAATTCTGCTTTACTTATACCTCCACTACCGTCTGTGTCTTTAACGCCTTCTAAAATTCCTTGTGGTAAAATTTCACCATCTTTAGTTTTACCTGTTGCGTTCATTAGTGTAGAATACAGGCTAGCTGAAAGCGCGCTAGGTTTTTTTATATCATCAAAAAACGATGTATTAGAGTAGCCGTATTTAGACATCATAGCTCTTTTTATATCACTAGGTGATTGTAATAATGCATCAAGCCTGTTTAGTGTTAACTGTTTTGTTTGTTCGTCCATAACACCGCTTTTGCTTTTTAAACCAATATTAGCTATATCATCTTCTATTTTACTTAAAGCAGTTCCTATAGTATTTCCCGTATCTTTAACGTTATCTTTTATGTTTTTGTTAAATTCTTTAATAGTCATTGTTGCTCCAGTTGCTTGGTTTGACTCAGCGTCGTATAATGTATACATTAGCTCACCTGTTTTTTCGTCGCGACTTAACTTAGCATAATTACCAGCTTTGGTAACTTTATCTTTTAAATTACTTTTAATTATAGCGTTTGTCATCTCCGCGTCACCTGGGCTTAAGTTTTCATCGTACTGACCGTTAGCAACAGCCTCAGAGCCCAATCTTATACTTTCGGCAGCAAGATCAATTTCTGCAAAAAGCTCTTGTTGTTTTTGTTTTAATTCAGCTCTTTTTTTTCTAGTTTCTCTATCTCCAAATTGACCACCAAAAATACCTAATTTTTTCATTTCATCTTTGGTGTTATATATTTCACTTACTAAAAAATCAGCGCTTTCAGAATCTAAACCAGCGCCTTTAGCGGCGTAGTCAGCTAGTTCATCTGCGTTAGCTTTCATGTCAGCACCAATAACACCAACAACAGTTGCAACGTTTTGCCACATTTCAGAAGAGGCCTCTAGTGTCCTATCATAACTATCAGCAGCAGCTTGTAGTGTTTTGCTATAATCTTGAGGCGCGTTAGCCATAGCTGATTTATAAGCTGCGTTTACTAACGTTGCGTCTGCTCCTGGATTTAATTTACTTGCCATATTTATATTTGTTTAAATTCTACGTCTAACATATTATAGTTAACCGCGTCGTAACCGTTATCCATTAGCATAACAGCTTCTTGTGGTACTTCATCAGACATTACACCTTGCCATAACCCTTCTCCATATTTTGAATCTTTATATTCAAAACTATATATGTTTAATCCACTAGGTGATTTACCAATTTTATTTATATTTTTCTTTAATCTTTTGTCAGACGCGTACGCAAAATAAGACGCAGCTAAATTAGCCCCTTGGCTAAACAAACTGTTTGAAGCCTGTGATCCATACATTTGAGATTTCATACCCATAGCTGACATTTGATTTGCTAAAGATTGTTGATAAGCTTGGTTGGCCCCAGCTAATTGCGCATAGTCCATACCTAGCAAGGTTGATTCTCTACCAAACTCAGCTGCCTGCCTGTCAGCTTCACCTTGTAATATCATTTGCTGCTGTTGAGCAGCGCCACTCATTTGCATTTTTTGTTGAGCCATAGCCCCGGCAGCTTGTTGAGCTTGTAATTGTTGAGCGCCAGCTGCTTGCATTTGTTGAAGTTGCATACCAGCGCCTCTTTGCAATTGGTCTATTCTAGCGCCTTCTTGAGCTGCTAACATTTGATTTTGTCTTTCTTGTTGTGATATACTAGCTGCTATTTGCTGTGTTTGCATTTGACCTTGGTTTGCTAAAGCTTGTGCTAAACCGGCAACGCCAGATGTTCCAGCGGCACCTCTTAAGTTTTGCAGTATGTTTGCTCTCTGCTGTTGTGCTTGTTGAACTTGAAAATCAGCAGCACGCATGTCAACCGTCATATCTTCAAAACGGTTTTCCATACCTTCGTATTTATTTTCTAAGCCTGCAAACTGATTTTGTAAATCAGCATATGTATTTCTAGCTCCAGCAAAAACATTTTTAGCGTCAGCAAAAGGATTTTCAAATTGAAAAGCTTCATATTGAGCTCTTTGTGCGTCAACGTTTTCTTGAGCAACTGCTCTTTCATTTTTAAAATCTTCAACTTGAGCCTGAATCATTTCATTCATCTCATTCATAGCACGTCTTTGCCTTCTTTTTGACTTTTTACCAAAAAAATCTCCCATATTATTTCTGTTTTATAAAGTTATTTGTCAAATATTTAAAACCTTCGTTTTTAACCGGCATTAATATCCAGTCTAAGTCTTTATGTATATTTGTCATGTGGTTGTTCATGCATATTGTAAATAATTGCATGACACCTATCTTTTCAGCTTCTTTTTCTACTTTACTTACTAAAAGCCTTATTAATTTTTTTCTATCTTTTTCTTTGTAATGTGGATTAGTAACTAAATAAGTTGTAAACGCCACTATACGAAACTCAAATACTAATAAAAAATATGCCGCTACTGGTACTCCATTTTTTTCTAACATAAAACAGCGCTTGTCTTCGGGTAGTAAAGCTCTTTGAACTGGATTTAAACCAGTGCGCCCCCACCACCACTTCCACCATTCAACACATGTTTCATAATCTCCTTCTTTAAAAGATCTAAAGTTTATATTATCATTCATTTAATTTAATTTAAGTGTACTTATATAGTCACACTTTTTGCCGCTTATTTACTACTAACAGCTATATCTGAGCTAACAGCGAATAATTCCGCGTAGTTACTAGAGCTATTTTTAAACGTAACATCAGCATAGTAACCTTTTAAACTGGATTCGTTTATTCTAGCATCTTTTGCAAATGATAAAAACTGTGGAACAACCGTGGCAGAAATTCCAGTATTAATAACACCACTTGGACCAAGTATTTGTATTGAAGAACCATCTATACTGGTTATTAAACCCGCGTACACAGGATTTGAAATTATATTGCCAGCTAAAATTTCAGAAACATAAGCGCTGTCACCAATTTGTAAAGAAGTATTTGCAGAATTACTAATATTTATTTCAGTTGTAATCATGTTTTAATTTTATGTACCAGAAACGCCTGGTGTTAAGAATTTATCAATATCAAGGTTTATTGTTCTGTTTGTTTCTGGAAAACTAGTTATACTTACTCCATATTTAAAAGTTACCTTAGCGTGCGAACCTCTAAAAGTCAAAACAGCAGAGTCTTTTAACGTTTGGTTTAGTTGACACACAACTACCCCGTCACTACCAGAACCATCAGCGTCAGCAGTACTAACTTGTGTTATAAGATTACTGGTTGTGTTGTTAACATCAAGCCCTTTATAGCTAACTTTACTACCACCAGCTATACCATACGTGTCACGTAAAGTTATATTAGTGCTATTACTAACGGCACCTCTAACTCGTTTTTCTAAAGGTGCTGGTGTTATGGAAATAGGAAGAAACTTCATGTGGGCACCAGTAGCTTTAGATATAGCCTTCGGTCCATAAGCTCTAAATGTTAATACTGTGCTATCTGCAAAGGTTTGCGCAGAATCAATAACTATAATACCAGTAAAAACACCTGATGCTTGTTGTCCTGTTCTAATTATTTCTATGACACGCGGTATTCCAGTTAAACTACCAGCGCTAACCGCATATATTTCCATACCAACAATAATATCTGTTAAATCATCTACTAGTATTTGAGTACCTGAAGTAACAGTTTGTTGAACAATCTCTGTCGTTTGGAAAAACCAAGCGTCTTGTATATTCCTTACTTCAACAGTGTTGGTACCTGTGTTACTAAAGTTTATATCATAAAAATCAGCGTTTGAAATCAATCCAAATCCATTAGCATCGTTTTCTTTATTTTGTATTAACCACTCCGCCTCTTTTTTTCCAGTTGATTCAAAAGCGCCATCAACTTGCGTGGTTGGAAAAGTTTCGTAGCTATTAGCATTTGCAGTTGTTGCTGGACTAAAAGTTAACGTTGCTAAACCTGTAGTTATCTTTGATATGCTTTTTGTTATAATTTTTTGATTAGTACTGTTTGTACTTATAAGTTTTATTACATACTCACCACCACCTTCTGGAAATACAATACTATTTCTATATGTATTAGAACTAAGTGTTACTAATAAATTGTTGTTTAAATCGTTATGCCCACTTTCAAAGCTTTTTGATATAAAATCGTAATACAAAGTATGTGTGCTAGAGCTACTTGGGTTTTGTATTGCTAAAATTTGAAAACTAGCACCAATATCACCAGTGACAGTAAATAATCTAACCTGTGCGGGGCTACTCATTTTGCTAGTATCTATTTCAAAACTATTTATATTCATTTTATTTTTTAATTTTATTAATAACCACCACCTCCACCACCGCTACCACCACCACTAGCACCACTACCGCCGTTACCTCCTATGTTGCCACTAGCGCCACTACTAACAGTTACAGCGCCGCCGTTACCACCGTTAATGTCAGCGTTGTTATTGTTTCCAATAGATGATAAAGACGCGTTTTCGTCAAGAATAACTGCGGATTGTATTTGGTCTACACCTTGAATATTAAATTTAGAAGTGTTTATATTTGTTGTTGTAATTCCTTTTATATAATTAAACCATTTCCCTTCTTTTTTTACAAACTCGTTTACACTACCACTTTCAAGATCTGTTTTTATCTCTTGACATTCCCAACCAGAAATATCACCATTTAAAAAAGCTTCAGAATTATGAGCTGTAATTTCTTGACCAAAACCAGGTTGTAATATTTGAGCTTGACTACCTTCATAATTTAAAGTGTTAAAAGTTTTAACAATAGATGGCTCTTGGTTTAAAACAGCAGTTATACTAGAATCATAAGAAGTTCCATAAAACTCGTTGTAATTATCAGCTTGCTTAACGTCACCGTCGTGTATTAAACCATTTAACTTTGGAACGTAGTGTTGGTACAAACAACCGTTATCAAACGTAAAGTATTTTTTAGAAACACTTACGCCGCTTTCCGGCGTAAAAGATTTAAAGCTTGTCCAACCATTTACTGTTTCGTTAAACGTTATTGTTGTAGGAGAAAAGCTAGAGTCATCATAAACTCTGTACATTTCTATATTATCTATAGTTCCATCTACAATAGTGTTTACAGGACCACGCACAGCTATTACAAAAGAATTTTTTAAGTCAGGCTCAAGGGCATCATCTATCGGGTTTATATTGCTCCAAAAAGAACCACTAACAGGGTTGTTAGAGCTATCAAGCTCTCCTATAGTAACAATAGTTTCAAAATCTAATTTAGGATTTCCATCAATATCTTGGGTTCCATTAGCAATACCTGTAGAGCTATTAATATTTTCTATTTTAAAACCATGACCATCAGTATTATAATAGTATATAAAAAGTGACGCTGTACTAGCCGCACTTATAGAGTGTGTAAATTTTATTTTATATTTTTCAAATTGTTTTATTGTAGCATCAACTTGTTGATTTGCGTTAATAATTCTTAAAGTATTATTTTGGTAATCTCTAGCTGGACAATTTAAAAACACTAAGTTTAATTGATCTATATCCCAGTAAATATAATTATTTTCAGAAGTATTAAAACCTCTAAAACTCCAAGATCCAGAAGATCCACCTAAAAATACTTTTCTAGAATCTGTAAGCTGTATGTCACTAACAGCATACTCTTGTGGCGTGCCGGATTGACTGTGCATTTCTGCAAATGCAATTTTATCCGCATAAGAAGAGGTATTAGTCCAATTACCAATAGAGCTTGTTGCTAAAATATTTCCGTTGCTATAAGTTGCTGTTGGCACTAAGCCAAGATCACCTCTTAAAATTTCCCAATTAGTTGTATCACCATCAAAATTAAATTTAATAAGATAATTACCAGTTTCTTCTATATTTTCAAAATAAAGACCTTCATGACCATTTGCAGCGTTTGCATCGCTTATGGCAACCCAACCTCTTAAATTACCTGAGAAATTGTTAGTAGTTGTATTATTGCTAACTGTAAAACTTAATTCCCAACCCTCTGTAGATATAGTAGGAGCGTCTTGAGTTTCAGCTGTATTAAAGTCTTGAGAAATAAGATGACCATATTGTAAATTGCCAGGAAAATCAGCTGGAACATGCCAATTAAATTTTCCATTTTTAAAATATATATGTTTCTTTTGAAAAGCATGTACAACTTCATGCGAGTTGCTATCGCCAGATTTAATTGTCCAGTTAGTAGCTTTTCCATTTGTATTTAGCCAATTATTAAACGTGCTACCGTTTAGTTTTTTTGTTATTATTTTTTGTACTTGAATACCAGGGCTAGTAACACCTAAAAAACGTAATGTCATTTTATCTTTCCATGTAGCTGAATAATTACTTTGACTAGAATCTAACACTTTACTATCGTTTGTTATTTTAAATATAGCTCTTAATACTGTTCTTTGTGTGCCGTATTCTGTTCTTTGAACTGGGACCAACATCGCGTAATGACCACCACTAAAATTACCAACATAAGCGTGGTCGTAAGCACTTGAATTTGATATGGGTTCGTTGTAACTGTAGTCTACAGGAGAATTAGGTAAAACACCCCACACACGTAGTTGACCCCCAGCGGGATTATTACCAGTTCCGTATTCTGATGGATCACCAATAACAGTGTTTTGACTTTCGTCAAATTCAACGTCTACTAAATACCACCTGCCAGCCGTCCAAGGATCGTTAGATATATCATATTCTATATCAGTAGCTGAAGTAGATGTATCGTTTTTAATATAAACAAATTCATTATCGTACTCAACAAGGCCATTGTTAGCGATCGTAGGTGTCGGTATATTATTATTACCAGCGGTAACCCTATTGAAATTATAGCCGTGTTGTCCAACGCCCGCTATTTGATAGCTGTCTCCACTTGTACCATAAGGAGATCCGTTCGTAGGTGGACTACCTGGACTTGCTAGCCCAGCCCAATCTTCTGGTACATAGTATTCTATATTAACATTTGGCGCCGCTGCAATATTAGCGTTTTGCCCAAAACCAGTTTGTAAAACATAATTATAATTATTACCAAAAACATCTACCTGATGAGCTCTTAAAAATGTTAAATTTCCTCCACTACCAGTACCAAGCGCGTTTTGATCTAAAACCCAGCTATCTGCTAAAAAATAATTATGATAAACTTGTGTCCAAGCAGGCACGGTAACAGGCGGTACAGGATCAACTCCAGCAACATTAGTACCGGTTGTTACGGTTTCAAACTGCTCAACACTTGTGAATATAGGATCACCACCGCCTTGTGGAACGTGAGGAGCTGTTACACCAAAGCCTTTTTGTATGTTTATTGATTTTACACCCCAAAGTGGATGCACCGTTTTTGATTGATAACTTCCGTTTGGATAAATGGCTGATGATGGAGATGCGGTTTGACTTATACGCACCCTAAGATCATTAATTATTTTTACTTCTTGTATATCTGTACCAGAGCCACTTGTACCCTGTTGGTTTGGATCTCTAAATTTAAAACTAGCTTTAATAACAACAGTTTGAGCTGCGTGACTTTGGTCCCCGCTTTGCGATACTGATGCGGCTGTTCCAGCACTATAAGTTGAAACTAAATTACTAATTGTATTCGTGAGTGGAAATTGTACGGCCCCAGAATTATACATAAAATGCCACGATCCATCTGAGTTTGTGTAATACTCATGATGGTCGGCAGTACTAGATTCTACATACAAGCTGGTTGAATTAGTGCTTAACCCAGGTAGCGCTGATACTGGATTTAAACTTTGTATATACTCGTAGTTGTTTTGTGTTGCTTGGCCGCTTTGAAGATATGTGTCAGGGTAACCAGGAAAATCTACAATATAATTACTACTTACGGCTGTAGAACCATCAAACAGTTGAATTTTTGGCGCTATATAATTATATCCTAGTTCTGGCTGGGTAGCATACGTAGGATAACATATTAATTCAACAGTAACGTGTATTTCATCGCCGTTATAAATTTCATTATGATGACCATTGTTATAATAACCTGTTAAAGGACCAGAACCCGCAAGATTACCATAGTATTCGCTGTTTAATAAACCAACATTGTTTGCAAGATTTAGATAAGGAGCAACGCCTGGTGGTGGCGGACTACCAGTTAAAGCCATGTTTTCTATGTAAGATGTATTATCTTGAACCCTGTCAAACATAACGTATCCAGTATCTTTATCTCTAGTAATACATGTTGATATTCGGTTTTGAAATGTAGTATTAAGATACGAGCCAGAATTAGTACTATAAAATATAGTCTTTTCAGTTGTTGGGTCATACCCATATGGCCAATAAGATTGGCTGTAATTTTGGTTAAAAGCCGAAATAGTATCAGTAATACCAATATAAGTGCCATATTGATATCTTCGCGTAGCACACCAAATATCAGGATCAACTTGTAATACGCCTACACCATTTGGTCCAAAAACATCATACTGGTATGAGCCAAAATCAGGGCTCCAAAAATTACCATTATTAGAAAGAGAAGTACTATAAGTGGCTTCTTGAAACGGAATAATCGCGGTTGTACCTGTTTGCACGTCTATAAAACCAGTGGATACCTGAGTAGTTGTTTGTGACTGAGCCGCTATTGCGTTTTGCAAACTACCTGCCGGTATTTCAGCATGGTGTACTACTATTACTGAAGAAGTAAGGTTGTACGCATTATAATCAAAAGGACTCCAGTCAAAAAAGTTATTTGAATTTTCATACTCTAAAACATTATGCGTAGGAGCTCCAGTTGGTTCATATAAATACTGTAAGCTAACTCCAGTTGGAACTGGATTTGTTATTTTATTTGACGATCCAATAGTAATGTCTTCTAGTTCTTCACCTATACCTAAAAAAGAATCTAATAAAATGTTTTCGTTAAAACTAGGATTGTTAGAAAGTGTTAAGTTATAAGAGTTTTTATAGTCATCGTAAGTACCTATTAAATTATTGTATTCTCTTAAATTATCTCTAAAAAAATCGTTCATACCAGCCTCTGATATCGGTGTTAAACCGTCTCTTGATAATCTTAATACAGCACCTCTTTGTTTATCTGTAAAATAAGCTCTATAAGATTCTGAGGCAAATGATTCTGGATTTGTAGCTATACCATATTCTCCAATAAAAGGTATTGATTGTCCAAGTACGTTTTCAGTTGCTGTTAAATTTGTATTTCCATCCGCGTTAAATAACGCATCTTTATTTGCTAAAATTTTAACAACTTTATCTTCACAAAAGCTAACTAAGTCAGAATTTCTACTAAACAACTTTTGAATACTACCATAAGTTGGATTAAGATCTTTAGTTATCTTTTCAGCCATTATAAACTGATTTAAATCATTAACTCCTGAATTAGAGTTGTATATACCAGAATATATTAAACCATTTTTTCTTCTTTCTTGTTTATACGTTTCTTGTGTTATAGTAGATGCTTTAACACCGTTAGTTAAAAACGGTTGGTTAAAATCATCTCTAATTCTATTTGATTCTATACCATTACCAAAAGAAAAACAATTATGCCAAGAAAGTCCAGCTGATATTACATCTGCAATATTTTCTCTAAGCACAAAGTCTGTTTTAAAACCAGTAGTACCACCATCTAAATCTTGCAATCCAGCCTCAGCAATAGTATAGCTACCGTCTTTTCTAATAAATTTTAAAGAAACACCTGTGTAATCTATTTCACCGCTGGTGTCTGCTTTAGCAAAACCTGGGTCAAGAACAACTGTTTGCTTATCCCAATATTGTAAAATAGAACTACCTGTATTTTGTGAATTTATAATTTCAACTTTACAACCAACGGGCGCAAAAAGCTCATTGGTTTGAGAGTTTATTTTTACAGGTATATTACTACTAGCCTCGTAATATATATCTAAATCTACTTCTTGTTTTTTAGGATCTAACTCCCATATAGCTGGAAATTTACTTAAATCACTTAAAAATAAATCTTCTACTGGATCTAAAAATTCTATATCAGTAAAATTGTCATTTTGAGAATCAGCATTCATAGAGTCATTAGGGGCAGAGTTTCCATTTGCAAGCACTACATTTGATTGTACAGGATTGCCTAAATCACTATTGCTAAACGCAGGGTTTTTATCTAGCTCAATTATATAACAAAGTCTTCTGTTGTGCGCCGCTCCAAAGTCTTCAATTTTTTTAATCAATCCAGAAGTACCAAAACCGTTTGGGCCGTTAATTCCAGAAAGTGCATCTCCTCCATTATCACCTTCTTCAGCTGTAGCTAACCATCTCATCGCTACTTCCTCTACACTTTGAAATTGTTCGCTTATACTATCTGATTCATATGGGTGTGTAGATCCAGCCGCATAAGTACCAAAATACCTATTATACGGTCTTCTCCACGAAGTGTGATTGTATAGCTTTTTTACATGTACTTTTTTAATTGTATAAACAGTATTATCAATTAGTTCTTCAACATCAGATCCAGGTGTTTTTGTTCTATTAAATCTAAACTTAGCACCCGCGTGTAAATTTCTAATAAAATCTCTAATCTTATTATCTGGATCACCATTTTCATTAAAAGTTGGATCCCATTGTCTTTCGTGTAGCTCTCTATATTTTAGATTATAACCATAACCAATTCCAGGTCCTGGTGTTTCTGGTAAATAATTTAAACTAGAGTCATAATTACCTTCCATTGGAAAGTGTGTAAATTTATCGGCGTTAGTAGCACCTAATCCAAAAAATTCATCTCTATTTTCACCAGTAAATACTCCACCGCCCCATATACCTTGCAAATTAGCCATAAAAGCTCTATCGCCGTATATCATTTTTACAGAATCAGCACTATCAATATTCCAATTTCCATCATGCAAATCTTTACCTGGCGCAAAAAATGATAAGTGCATAAAATGCCTATCTATATCTTGATCATTATCAGCGTATGTATTAGTTTCAGATCCAACGCCGTACTCTGTTTTACCACCTGTTATCCCACTAAACCATCTTCTTGGCCCCTTAGAATGCACTAAGCTAGTAGTTACAAATCCTTCCAAACCATTTATATGGTTATCATTTAAATGACCGGTCCCATCAGGTATAAGGTCTCTACTTACATTTTGCAAAGGACCAACCCAGCCGTCTACCCTCATGTCTTCGTAATCACTGTTTTGCGGAAGCCCAGGTGCTGTAGATAATAAATTATTATCATAATAAATGTTTTGGTATTGCGCTGCAAAAAACGAAGAAGCAATTGTTGTATTAGAAGTTGGTTGTTTTTGTACTAAATTAGATGTGTCTCCAAAATCTGAAATCCACTGTTTTAACGGTGGATAACTCCATGCAGATTCTTTAGCGGTAACGTTGTCATCTTTAGTACAACCAGCCCAAGTAATACAACAATACTTAGCGTAGTTGCTAGCTTGACTTTGGCCAGCGGCCATGTGCATAGAGTCTACAAAAAACGTTGGGCCAAATTTAGTTTCTATACCTTCCCAAGCTTCCGCGTAATCAGTAACTTTTAGCGAAGAGGAAGTATCTGCCAAACTTGCGAGTTCTACATTACCTACAACATTATTATTAATACTATGTATACCGTTGTTAGTGTCAGTTACCTGGGAATTACCAACATCGAATCCGTTATAATTCGTATTTCCAAAATTATTATCGTTTGTAGATAATTTTGTACCAGCTTTATCTTGCCAATACCAAGAGCTAGCTTTTGCCTTAACTTGAAATTGATCTAAAATGTTAACTAGATTTCCAGTTTCAATAATACCTGAAACTTCGTTTTTAGATATTTTAACGAAAAACTTACCAGAAAAATCTTCAGCATCTTTTAATATTCTTTTTTCTACTTGAAAAATTAAATCTTCATGTAAACCACCCGCGACGTCAGAATTTCCTACGGCATGTGCTATATCTGAATCAGCTTTTGTTATTGGTGTTGATAATTTTAAAATGTAAGTATTAGCGGAAATAAAACCACCAACTACTTTATATTTTTTAGAAGAAATATTATTACCACTAGTTTCTCTTTTCCAAGATACATACAGGTCTTGCACGCCTATTGGCTGATCTACGTTGTTAGCATCTATATTAGAGCCGACAGGTTCTAACGCGCTGTTGAAAGTATCACCTTTTCTTTTCCAAGCAACTTTTTGTATTTCTATTGTGTCAACTAAAGCGTTTGTAGTTGAAGAATCAGGTCTTTTACCAGATGCTGAAAAAAGCTTATCTGCTCCAGTTGTAAGTATATCAGCGGATGTATTTGAAAAAGAACCTAAATTAACTAATTGGTATTTTATAGCATCCGGTGCTTCGTTACTTACATTAATAACTTTAAATTTATTTTCTAAATCAACTTGCTTTTCATTAGGTCCAATTTTTTTCTTTAATATTATATAGTCCTCTTCTGATATTTTATTTCTGTCAGATGAAGGAAAAGAAAGCCACAAATGGCCTTCTGAATCGTCTAACTCATAAGTACTTTTTGTAACCCAAGCGCGATCCATAACTAAGTTGTAATATTCGTTAGATGTTTCTTTAACAAAAAACTTTAAAGAATCAACCCACTCTGGAAAGTTTGCAGCTGTACTAACATTTAATTGTAAGCTTTTACTTGCGTTTTTTACACCATCTTTTTCTTGCCAAGGGACATATACAGAGGCGCCTCTTGAAGTAAACACCGGTGTTTCTCTACCATACTTATCACAATATACAACGCCCATTTGGTAATTTCTTTGAGACTTTATAGATGGTAAACCTTGTGTGTCAAAACTACTAAAGCTATTTTTCTTAGTATCGTAGCTAACAGTTACATTAACTTCGTTTGTTAAATCGTAATTTTGAACATAATTACCATAAACAATTCTACTACCTGTAACTTCTTGTGCTAAAGCTTTTTTAGGTACATTATCCCAAGGTCTTAAAAGTTGATTAGCTGGTAATGCGGCGTATATATTTTCTGTTGTTACTAAGTATTTACCGCATGTTAAACCGCCTGCAGAACCCCAACGAGTATTTGGAGTTACAGACATGTTAATATTAGAGTTTTCGTTATTATTAACAATGTGCCATTGATAATTTGTATTTTTTATAGTACCAATAGAGTATATAACGCTAGACTCTTCTTGTTTGTATAGAATTTCTATTTCTTTAACATTTTCCGGTGTATTTGGATCAATAAAATTAGTTAACTCTACAGAGTGTATAGAGTTAACCATAGCTTTGTTGTGAGGTTCTTTTATATCGTAAGAATTATCTTTATTATAAAACACAGGTGTTTCACTGGAAACACTGTTGTCTTTAGTATATTTAGGATTAAAAACCGGCTGAGTAAAAGGTGCAAAAGCGGAAAACTCTCCGTCTTCAAATTTATATCTATAAGAAAATCTAGGAAATTTAGTTTCAAATAAGTTGGGAACACTATATTTGTTATTAGAAGAATCAGAATGATTAATTTTTACGGAAAGAGCGCTTAAAGGTTTTTGCTTTATAACAGTAATATGTTGCTCTTGAATATCTAACGTAATGCCATCACCAAAAATAACATCGCCTATTCGCCAATCAGTATCTGAACTTTGAGCGTATCTACGTCTAGCCATAGTACCATTACCTGGATAACCACCACTTTCAAAAGGTATTAAACCCGGGTTACTTGAATTTTCAACATAAATATTATTAGGGTTTGGATTTGGTTCGTTTACAGTATTAAAAAAATTAATATTATAAGATCCTAAAAATTTATTATCTCTATAATGACGAACACGAGTTCTCATTACAGTTTCGTTAGATGAATCGCTAGCAATATGCTCCCAAGTATTTATGGTTTTTAAAAACTTATCAGCTGAAAAATAGAAATACCTACCAGTCAATTTTTCAATTTCTTCATTTGGATTATCTGGAAATATAGAGGTTATTGTAAAAGCATCAAAACTACCATTTTCAAAAATTAATTTAGTATGCTCGTTGCCATTTACATTTGTGCCTTTTTTACAAATATCTATATTTATTTTTTTTGGCTCACTATTATTATCAGTCCAAAAAAGCAAATTATCTATTATATTTATTCCAGTTATTATATTACCAGAAAACTTTAATACAGCTTTACTTGTTCCAGCGTACATGTCTACAAGCACGGGTAATACAATGTCATTACTAACATCATATTCAAAAATAGCATCTTTAGTATAACTTGTAACAAACCAATAAAGTTTGTTTGCTTTTTCATGACCAATACTAGCGACACAAGTCATTTGTTGAGAGTCTATTATATCGTCTAGTCTATGGTTTCCTAATATGTTTTTTACCACTCCAATATCAGAATCTTCTGATGTAGAAATTTCTACGTTATTAGCGTGTCTATACTGTCCATTTGGTACTAACCTTTCATCAAGATCTTTGTTCATTTTACCTTGAAGAAAAGTATTTTTAATCTCCGGCATATACTAGTGTTTTATTTGCTTAGACTTACCTCTAAGTATTTGAGTTAATTCTTCTAATTTAATATTAGATAATCTTAATTTTGCTTGCCTTACAGCCGCAAATTTTTCTTTTTTTAATCTTGGTACTAATTGTTGGCCATACATTGTTGATGCTAAAAAAGCATACGCTATACACTTGTACATAGCTTCTTCAGCAAACTTATGTACTTGCATTTCGCTGTCTGTACCTAAACTATCGCTTATATAATCTAATATCACAGTTTTTCCTGAAATATTAGAGCTAAAATTAATTCTTCCTAATCTATTATCTATATAAAAAGAACCATTAATCTGTGCGTATTGAGGATCAAGACCATATCTTTTACCACCCATTTGCCAATACACGTTGTCTTCATAGTCATCATTGTTGTTTTCAGAAGGTGTTGTTGATTTGTAATTGTTCCAAGTAGATGAATTTTTTTCATTACCTTCTTTTGGTATTAAATAGTTACTAGCCTCAGCTTTTGTAACTAAAAGATCATCTATAGAGTTAGCTAAAAATCTTTCTTTACCATAAGATTTATAGGCTGCTACACCAGGAAGACTTGAAAAATCTACATATGAAACAACGACAGCATATACAGTACTGTGTTGGGTAACATCAATAAGTAACATTTCTTTAGTGCCAGTTGTAGTTCCAGAGGCTGTTGCAACCCATTCTAAATAACTAGCATCACCGTCTATATTTACTAAATCAAAAAGCGATGTTTCAATATTTGAACTTTGATATTGTTGATGATTTGGATTTGAACCCTCGTTGTTTACGTAATTATCTTCTGGAATTTGTGTACTTAAGCCAAATCTTAAAATACCAGGGCTAGTTAGAGCGGACGCGCCACCACCTGTTTGATCCGTAATAGTAACTAAATCAGCGGTACCTAAAGCTGATATATCTAAATACTCTGTATCACTTACGTCAATAGCTTGATATGCGGTATGTACTGCAGACCAGTTGTAAGCGGACAAACCGTTTCTAGTTACAAAAGAAGTTTTTAATTTACCATCATCAATAGCCATAGCACCGAGAAACTTATTGCTTAAGTTATTTTGAGGAGTTATAATTTCCCACGTGTCTACTAAATCTTCAGAAAAATCACTATTTTGTAGGATTCCAGTGCTGTTTACTGAGGTGTAGTCAAAATTATAACTACCATCTTCTTTTTGTGCTATTTGAAAAGGATTATTAGTGTCACTAGTGTGATACAAGGGGTGCTTAACACCACTTGAATCAACCCAAGAAAGTTTTGTATAGTTAACATAATCATGGGGCAAAGGCATTACTAACGATGGTGGTAAATCTATTTGATGCGATTTTATTGATTTAAACGTGTCAAAAGACAACTCTTGTAAAGCCCGTTGAGCATGGAAAGCAATATCTATTCTACTAGCTTTAGGTATAATTTTATTTTCACCAACGTATACAACCATAAATTGGTTTATAATATCGTCTAAAGAGGTAAATTGATAGTTTCCAAGTTCATTTCCTCTATAATATTCTTTGTGCGTAACATCGTCTAGTAATCCCATTTATTATTGTTTTTCTTGTTGAGTAGTATTAGCTTCTTCTGCAGCAGCGGCTTGAGATAAATTAAAGTCTTTAATTGCAACACCAGCTAATTTTAATATTTTAATAACTAAATTGTTTTCTTCAGAACTATGTAATTCAAAGCTTTGGTGATCATTTTGATAAGGTGCATAAAGAGCAGCTTGATTACTTATAACATATGTCCAATTTGGTTTTTTAGGTTTTCTTATATAACTAAGTAATACTCTATCTGGTGGTGCTGGATATGGATACACTCTAAGTCTATTTCCTGAGAAATTTGTCGGGTCTCCGTAGATAGTATATACTGGCCGTTTTTTATTCCAAGAAGTTAAAGGGCTTAAAATTGAATTAAGTTCGTTTAGTTGAATACGCTCGGCTTCTACAAAACCTGATTTAATTTCTGGAAGGTCATAGTCAACTCTTACCATTCCTAATTTATAAACATTATCAGGTAAAAAAACACTTCCAAAATCAGTTGAAAGAGCACCCACTTCATCATATAATTCAAAATGTGAAATTTTTTCTTCTATACCAAACTGTTTATCAGCATAATTTAAACTATTGCCAATACCTCTTTGTATTTGCTCTAAATCATAAAAATATTGTCTAAAAATATCCATTTGAGCGTGGTCAGCAAATAAATTAAACTCTTGGGGAGTTATATATCCTCTTTGCTCTTTGTTAGCTAACGCTAAAACTTTTTGATATACGTTGTCTATACTTACCATAATTTATTTTTGTTTGTATTTGCAATCGCTCCGTAGAGCGACTGCATCTACAGTTAGATTAATTTAATCTTTTTTCAATATTGGAGTAAACCTCCATACCTTCATCAGTTTTAAACCAAGAGGCTAAAGCTGAATAAGGATGCTCATCAAATGGAACGTTCATTAGTTTTCTATCATTAGAACCCCACAAAAAAGTTCTTTGATCAGAAGATAATTTTAATATTCCCATTTCAGTAGCTTTAATACCAAAGTTTCTAAGAACAACATTATCATCATTAACTAGTTCTAAGAACAAAGATGGGTTACGCTTAGCATAAAGTAACAAATCTCTTTTAAGTTCTTTAGAAGTCATCGTAGATACTTTAGAACCGTTTTCAACTCTCATAACCGCTTCTGCCATATCAATATCTAAATCTCTAGCTACACTTAGAGCTTCTATTTCTAGTTCTAATATATCTACTTCATCAGCCGCTATTTCAACCGGTTTGTGTTCTTCAAAAAGTTTGTCTTTGTGTGGGTGATATAAAGATAAAAGTTTTTGCAAAACTGTTTTTTCTTTTGGAACAAATAAAGATCCATTTTCAAAAATAATATGAGCTAATCTTTGATCTCCTTTCATTTCATCTACGAAACAAGTTTTTTGATTAGAAGTATATTTTAATTCTCTTTCATAACCTTTTTCTTTATCAAACCAAAATATATTGCTACCTCTTATTAAATATGTTAAAGGAGTTGCGTTATTTTTTAAATAATACATTCTATCTTTTAACTCCCAACCATCTTCTAGTTTTTTGTAAGTAGGTTCTTTTCTTGTTTCTTTTTTTACTTGAGGTTCTTTTATAACAACCTCTTTAATTTCGTTTGCAACTTTAAACTCAGGTTCAGTTGCTTTTTCTTTTTTGTTTTTTGCCATAATATAATATATAATAAAATTAATAAAATAAAAGGCCGAGGCCGAAGCCCCGGTCTTTTAAAAATAGTTCTAGTTCATTAACATGAAGTTATTAGCTCCTTGTGTAACTAAACATCTTTCAGATAAATAGTGTACTTCCATTGTATCTTTACCAGATGTTACAGCACCTACAGAACCAGTAACCCAAGTTTTCATTCTTCTAGACTCAGTTTGTGATTGTCTGTAACGAACATGTAAGAAAGGTCTTTTCATATTTCTACCTAACTGCTCATCGTAAACAGAAGATACACCAGCAGGAATAACAACACCTCTAATATTAGTAACAGTATCGTTAAGACCACCTCTAGTACCCTTGTCATTTAGATATTTGAAGTCTGATTTGTAGAAGTCATAAGAACCTCTTCGGAATCCAGAGAAACCTAAGTTAAGCGCCATGTCTTCAGAGTTGTCAAATACTCCATAAGAAGTACCACCAGCTCCGTAAGAATTCATTGAAGCTAACATATCATCAATAGCAAGAGAAGTTCCTCTATCAACGAATAACATGTTTTCTTCAATAGAACCTTGTTGATCAAACACAGCTAATATAGCATCAAATTCAGCTAAATCAGTAGCAGCGTTAACACCAGTTACACCAGTAGTTTGGTGACCTCTTGTAGTTATAGCTTTAAATAAACCTTCAGTACCAGCATCAATACCAGTAGTAGAAGCAGATAAACCTAAACCACCAGTTCCAGACTCAATAGTAGAAGCAGCAGCAGCATGCTCAGCTTCCATCATTGTCATCTCTAAGTAGTCAGTAAAACGAGCTCTAGTATCGCCTTCAGCTTTTAAATACCATAAGTAACCTGATTGACCTTCTTCACCAGAAACTTCAATCCAACCAATAGCGCTAGCATCAGATCCAGATACTTCGTAGTAATCTTTCATGATAATATGCTTATTTTGATAAGACTTAAACTTTGGCTCATTAGCAGAAGTTCTAGCAGCTGTACCTTTACCAAACTCAGATCCAACAACTAATATTCTATAAGCATCAGCCCCAGCTGAATCAGAGAAACCAGCAGTATCAAAGTTAGCAGCAGCATAAGGTAATATTTCAACGTTATTATCTGAACCAACTTGACTAACATAACCTCTTAAAGTTAAAGAAGCGTTAGATACTAATACAACGTCACCTACTCTAAGACCGTGCTCACCAGCAGCGATTGTATTACCATCAACATCTTTAGTAACTGTAAATCGGTTATCAGATGCATCGTCGTTACCACCAACTGCATCTTCACAAGTAGCTCTATAAGCTAAATGTAATCTACCTTGCTCTGACCAAACAACTCTATCAGAGTCAGAAGGCTCTTCAGCTCCTACTTGAGCTAAAAATCCTGAAATTGTTCTATTACCAAAGATCTCAGCTTCTTTATCCATAAGATCTGGTAAATATTGTTGAGCCCACCCCTCTGTATCACTTGTTAAAAAGTCTACATAATTAGTGGTCAACGTTTGTTTACGTGGAGCCGCATCCGGTCCACTTGCACTTGTAATTGCCATTTTGTAATAATTTTAAATTTATGATTTGTTTTTATTTTTAACTTTAAAACCAGCAGCATTATCACCTAGCACTTTAAACTTTAAACCTCCAGCTTCAATTTTTCCATGACTTTGTCTTGGATTCATATCTACATTTTTGGCTTTAGCAACACTATCTTTCATAGCGTCAGCTTTTCCTTGTTCATAAAAGTGTTTTGCAACAGCATCTGCGTTCATTGCTGTGTATAGAGACTTGTGATAACCCATGGCGTCTTTTAAAGCATTTTTTTTGTCCAAAAACTTTTTGGTAAAATTATTTAAATCACTTTGAGTTGTTTTAATCTCATCAACGTTGTTTACATTGAACCTATATCTTTTATCACCGACGTTGTATTCAAAACCTTTGAACTTGTCGTTAAAAACTTCATTAGTTTTTTGTGTAAAAATATCAGAGTTCTTTTTAACTGCTTTTTGATTTGCTTCTGATTCTTTGTTATATCTATTAAAGAAATCCCAAGCTTTTTGTTGTTCAGGTGTAAGCTTTGAACCAGCTTTAATTTCTTCATAGTATTTGGACTTTTGCCCGTCCAAGTGGGCTCTAGCGCTGGCAACTTGCTCTTTTAGCGCTAATTTTTTTCTTCGTATATCTCTTTCTTCGTCTACTTCTTCGTCGTAAGAGAACGAGTCTTCCATAAGGAAGTTAATTTCTTCTGCATTTAAGTGAGGTTTTGTTTGCTTGTAGTATTCGTACAATAGATTTTGATCATCTAATTTTGAATAATCTTGATTAAGCTTAACGTAGTCACTTAAATCTCCACCAGTTTCCTCCATAAAGTCCATTAACTTTTGAATATTTTCTGGTAATGGTTTTCCAGTAGCTTCAGCTTCTGCTATAGCTTCTTCAACCTGCTCTTCAACTTCTTCAACTTTTTCTTCAGTAATTTCTTCTAATACTGGAGTTTCTTGTGCTTCAGCTTCCGGTTGTACTTCTTCTTGTTTTTCTGTGGACTCGGCATTTTCAGGCTCTGCAACCACTCCGCTGTCGTCAGCGTTATCTTCTTTAGTTTCATTTTCTTCTTCTTTTGGTGTTGGTGGTTTACTTAAATCTACCTTTATAATACTGTCGTCGCCAGCAGATTCAAATTTACTTTCATCAACTTGCTCAGTTGTTTCTTGAGTAGTTTCTTCAACTACATTTTCATTTTTTTCTTCCATAATATAATATAATAATAATTAATAATTTTAACTAACGTTAAAAGCACCTAAGTCAAACCCGCCTAATGTATCATTACCTGTAGATTCAAAGTTTTTAGGTGGCTTTCCGCTATTTCTTTGGTCAATCATTTCTGATTGTTGTGTAGCTTGTATTTTTGTTCTTTCGTCTTTACGATCTTCTTTTTCTTTTTCTCTGTCTTTTAAGTTTTGCGCATCAACTCCTCTTAACTGCATGTTATATTGAAATTCTAAAGCCATTAATTCTTTTTTAATTTCTGCTTCTTGTTGCATTTTTTGAGCATCAATTTGTGCTTTCATTTGTTCAAACTGTGCTTTTCCTTGTGCTAAAGCCTGTTCTTTTTGAACCTCTGTCTGTGCGGCAGCTTGAGCGGCTTGAGTATTAGATTGTGCTTGTGCTTGTATATTTTCCATTTGCAACTTTCTATCTTTTTCTTCTTTTTTCTTTCTTCTTATTTTAAGAAGTTGATTAGCTAATTTTATATTACGCACTTCTCTAAGATCAATAGCATCTTCAAGCTCTATACTTTTTTGTTGTAATGCCATTTGTATATTATTTTCTAATCTACTTTTTTCTTCTTCATCCGGTTGTAGTTCTATAAATATACCAAAATCATATAAGTGTAACTCTGACATTTCTTCTAAAGTAGCAACGTTATGAGCTCCTATAGCCTGTATAAAAGCTTCTTTAGTTGGGGAATATTCTAATATATCAGATATTCTAAGCGATAAGCACTCTGCTGTTTCAGCGGTTAAATATAAACCAGCTTGCAATATATGTCTTGTTGCTGTGTTTGAATTAGCTGCTGCTAACTTTTGTACTCCAACTAAAGCGTTTTTATCTGGCATACTACCATCTCTTGCTTCGTTTAATCCGGTTACGTCTCTTATCATTTGCAAGTAATAATTGTAGTTAGCAATAAGAGCTTGCATTTTATTACCACCACTACCAGATGTTATTTCTTGAATAGGTACTTTACCTGGGTTCATATCACCTTCACTAGTAAACGATCTACCTATAACACTACCAGTTTGGAAAAACATGTTTAATGCCTCTTGTGGATTATAGTTTGTTCCATTACCTAAGTCAACTTCAGCTAAACCATCCGCGTCTAAATAAACACCATCTGGAACCATACGAGATAACACTTGTTGTAATTTTAAATGTGTCAACTGTATCATATCAGCAAAACCAGTAATACGTTTTACTAAAGAATCTATTTTACCATTATACATACGTGGAGCTACAATAGCATAATTCATTTTTACTTTAGTAAAATCACTTTTAGGCCTCATCATATTTTTAGCCATTTCATATTTAAGTAGTTTATCTGTACCTAATACTAAGGCGCCTTCATACAAACACTCTATAGATCTTAACATTCTACCATAACCACCTTCCATGTTGCTTGGTGGATTAAAAGAGTCATCTTTAGGTATTATTTTATCAGCACCAGTTCCTGTTTCTTTTATTTTATAAACTTCATTCATATAAGTTTTATAATTAAAATATAAAACTTGTATAGTGTTATTATCTTCTTTATCTTCGCTATATTTAGAGTTGTAATTAGATCTATTGTGAGATTTATTCTTCATTATATCTTCAAGATCGCTTTCTGTTAAATGAGGAAACTGCTTGGCTAATTCGTTAACAGGTATAGATTTAACTTCACCAACATAGTAAATATCATCAAAATAAGGAGAGTCTGTGTAAGAATAAACAAGATTTGCAGGATCAACGTATTCTATAGTAACACCTTCAGATGTCGTAAAGTTAGTTTTAACAGCGCCAATACCACAAACTGTTAAATCTTGATAAAACCTTTTTCTAGTTAGTTCGTATTTATTTCCTTCAAATAAAATATTTAAAGCTTGTTCTTCTGCTAACTCTACAGCCTGCTTGTAATTAAGCTGCATGTGTATGCCTAATTCTTCGTTTGATTTTGGTAAATCTTCATTGGCAATATTAGTTTCTTTTGTATTGATATTAAATCTTGATTCAACCTCATTGTTGAATTCTTGCATTTCCATATCGCTCATTATAGCCTCCATATACTTTGTTCTTTTATCAACACCGTTTGGTGATTGAGAAAAAGCCTTTATATCATATGTTCGTTCTGCTATACCGTTTACAACTATATCAACAAATTTAGGTATAATTGGAACTGGTTTCCAATCTAAATTTAAATAAGACAAATCACCGTTTATAGATAACTCATCTTTATACTTTTGTATTGATTGTTCTCCTCTAGCGTATAGTCTTAAATTATGAAAATTATTTATATTAGATCTATATTTATTTAAATTTCTGTCCTCGTTAAACCATTCTTGCTCTATAGCCTTACCAACTTTCAAACCGTAGTCATAGCTAAGTTTTTCAGCATCGCTAACTGTTTGGCTTGGAAAATAATTTCTACCAGAATATGCCATATTTATTTTATTATTTGTGAATTATTTCCAGTATTAGTATACTTAGAAATTTTTAAGTTTATTTTTTGTTTTTCAACCTTAGCGTTTGGTCTATATAAATGCCTGTTGTTTGCCATTATAGCTAAACCAGAACTTATAGAAGCGTCAAACTTTGTTCTTTTGTTTATATCAAACTTACTCCAATCGTTTAATAGAGCGTTAAAATATAAATTACCATGTGTTCCATCTTGCTTTATACCTACGTGGTCTTGTATGTACATTTCAATAGCTGCAGCATGAGCTTGTTTTATATCTTCACTAGAGTTAGGTATACCACCTATTTCTTTTTCTGCAACAGATAATTTATTCCACACTTTATCTGGTCTATTCATACTAAAACCTCTATATCCTCTTCTTCTTAAGTAATATAATAGTCTAGGTTTATTATTCTCTGCAAGTATTGGCATGCCGTAAAATACTAATGCCATTAATACATCTTCAAAGAATATTTCAGCTGTAGGTGGTCTTGATAAGTATTCTAAAAAAAAGCTGTTCGCAGGAGCGTCCTCCATACTAAACCTGGTTAAGCCGTGTAATGCTCCTTTAGAACCTTCTCCATCTACAGTCCCTGATATATCATAAGAGTCACAACCAAATGCTCCCATGTGTTCATTACCAGGATATTTTATACCGTTTTTAAGAACCACTCTATTCTGTAGTTGCTGAGGTGGAACCCAGCTAACTTTAAATCTACCTTTTGGATCTGGATAATAAATCACTTGTGTATCTTTCACACCATTAACCCACTGAAAATTACCAGTTGTAATCCCTAAAGTTCTAGACATTTCTTCGTTATAATCTATTTGCTCGTATATTTTAACAAGATTAAAAATAGAATTTTTAGTTTCATCTCTAAAAGCGTGTTCTTCAGTTCTTGGAAATTGTCTATAAAATTCGTTTAAAGCATCTTGATCGTCTTTTAGACCATCAACTTCATTTTGCCAACTATCTATTACACCTATATCTATTAATTCGCCATCTGGGGCAAACACGTCGACGTCAGGAGTAGTGAATACTGGAATTCCATACTCATCAATAAATCCTTCGTAGTTCCATTCCATTGGGATAAACAAAGAGTATAAACCAGATTTTGTCTGACCATTTCTATTTCGCTTAGTGACATTTGATGCATTATATAGTTTTTTAAAGTTATCTCCACCTTTATCAAGGGCGTTGGAAGTTGAGCCCATCATGCATTTACCTATAATCCTACTACCTAATCGCAAACAAGTTTTTGTAACTCTCCAGTTGTTTAGTATATTATCAGGCCTTTCCCACTTACCACTTTCATCGTGGACTAATAAATTAAGTTTTTCACCGTCATAACTATTGTCACCTGTGTTTTTCCAATCAATAGTTGTGTCTAACCCTTCTATTTCTTCAAGTCCGTCTGTAGCTGTCATTTTTTTTCTTGTAAACTTGCTAGCAGGAACTCTATAAGCTAACTCAGATTTTGGACGGTCCATACCATCTTGCACTGGTTTAAAGAAAAACGGGTAATTTATACTAATAGGTACGACTTTGTCGGTAAACATTTTCTTTGCATCCGCACCCGTTTTAGATAATATACCGTATCTACTGTCGCTAGCTAAAGTAGCTAAGTTGACTGTTTCGGCAGAACTCATAAAAGAAAATCCAGAACGTCTGTTTTTTAAATAACACATTCCGTAACATCTTTTATCTGCCTTGCAAGCTTCCCAAAATATAAAGAATAATCTATTTGATTCTCTAAAATCAGGTGCGCCTACATCTATTTTACTCCATTGTAAATACATGTAATGCGTGCCTACTATATAAGTTGGTTTATTATTGTTCATAAACCAAAAACCTTCTTCTCTTCTTTTAAACTCTTCGTCTATATAATCATACCACTGGTCTTTTTTTTCTTCAGGATAATTTTTCCAGTCAAATATATTTTTAAGACGCGTTAATTCTTTTGGTTGTTCAAATTTTACCCATTTGTTTTTGGGGTGCATGAACACTGCTTTCGGTTCAGCCGGCAACCCAATTCGCAAATTTTGAATCTCCACCACTTGTCCAATGCGTCCAGTTTTAGAGATAACCACAATATCATGTTCTTTATTGTATCCATATTTCCATTTTTTAGATTTGTTAAGACGACTAATAGTCGTTTTTTTAATAGGTTCAACTATTTTAACTAAACTTTGCTCGTACATTACTTAGATCTGTCTTCTGCGAATCCTTTAAAAGCTTTTTTCTCTGTCTTTTCAGGTGTTTTTCCATCAAGCAAGTTTGCCTCTTCTTGAATTCTGTTAAGTATTTCAAATGCGTCAAATATAGCTAGTTTTTTAGTAGCTGCTGCGTTTTTTAGTCTATCTGCTGATATATCATCATCTGAATCTACAATTGCCTCTCTTGCTACTTTAATCAGCTCTTCAACCGCTTTGTGCCCAGCTTGGATTATATTCTTCTTCGTCTCCTTGATATTCATATTTAATTGTAATAAAATTAGATAAAACTCGATATAGTCTTTCGCCATCAACAACAAACTCGTATTGGCTATTTGGTCTAAAACCAACTAAATCATTAACCTTTACTGTACCGTCTGAATATTTAACAATACCTTGTAGAGGTTTTTCAGATTCAATATTAAATTGATCTACTGCTTTTA